GTCTAATCGAGAGGGGTCAATGTTGTTTTCTTCTTGTTTAGTAGGAATGAAAGGATTGAAGCCTTTCCGTTTTGCCGCAGGAGGGATCTTAGTATCGTCAATTAATTTTTGTGTTTTTGGATTATGTAAAGGCGAAAGAACATGAGCCGCCTCTAAAGGTGTGATTCCCATGGACGATGCCGCCATATCATTAAACTGCTCGCCAAAACCATATTTTTCAAATTCTCTTTTCTGTTCTCTTAGATCATTGCTTTTCCCTTCTCTGCTCATAGTAAACAAATTAGTGGGGGTAGAAGTTTTTTTAAGTTTGTCGGTGGTTTTTGCAAGCTCTAAAGCAATATTCCCCATTTCTAAAGAAGCTTGTTCGGGAGTTAAACCTTTAGCCGCCATCAAATATTCCCCTTGATCAAGCAAACCTTGTTGGATTTCTCCAGCTACAGCCTTAAAGCTCTCATGACCTAGAGGCCCTTTCTGTAATTGAAGAGCGAATCTTCCTTGGGGGCCACCAAAATCATTTTTAAACTGAGCAATTTTTTGCTGTTGGACAGCGCGATCTTGAGATAATTGCGAAGCGGCTAACTTAGTAGCCTCCCCCGGGTCCTGCGTTATTCCATCCGCGAGATATTCTTTAGCCAAAGCATTAACTTGATGAAAATCTGGTTCTTGCAGAATATTTTGTTTGTAATTCTCGATTTGAGATGGCGAGGCAAATCCTCCTTCCCCGGCTTCCACTTCTCCCCCTAAAGCGCCTCCTCCTTCCATTCCTATTTTCTTGCCTTTTCCGGGAGCGGAAGGCCCACCTCCTTCTCCCCCTCTATCTATAAAGTTTTGTTTTTGAACCATCTGATTCAAAATAGGGCTCATCGTATACAGATGTTGAGGCGTAACCCCAGGGGTCCCCGCAGCTTCGGCAAAAATATCAAAAGGACTAAGCTTCTCTTTTTTGGCTCTTTCGGATAATTTCTTTAAGCCAGAAGATAGCCGAGAACGCTCAATCTCTTTAGGAACCTGTTCGTTTAATCCTTGCCCAATTCCTTTCCCTAACCTTCCGAAGACATTTCCGCTATATGGATCATTAATGACTTGTACCACGTAAACTCCTTAACCCCTAGGATCTATTGTTTTATAAATTCCTGAAGTATCTTGCTGTCTATTACTGCCAAACTTATTACCTATCCAACTCCCTGCGGCATTTCCTAGAGCTGCTCCTGCTGGTCCACCAAATGCGGCACCCGCTATTCCTAAGGCGTTTCCAGCATAATCTATTAAACCCGGCTGTCCCTGATGATAGATATTTTCGGTAACTGGATTTAATCCTCCTTGAGAGAGATTCCCCAGTCCTGCGGCTGACTGCTGTCTTAAGCCTGCTCTAATGGCACCTAATCGCTCGCTGAGATCAGTTCCGGCATTGACCGCCGCATTTCTAAATCCACTGCTAGAAAGCCCTCCAGCTCCCATACCTGCGAATTGCTCCGATAAACCCGGTATAGTCTCCTCATTGAATCGTCTCAATTCTGGCGCCGCAAATGCTTGAAAATCCTGGGGATTATTGCTTAAATTTCCCCTATAATAATCCGCAACGTCTCCAAATGCTCCGCCTGCACCTTTTTGATTCAAGGATTTAATATATTGATCGTGTAAAGATTGTTGGCCTGGATTCAGAGTAGATTTTTGTTCGTAATATCCTGGTCTACCTGTTAAAAATGACATAAAATCTCCTATATTCAAATTTCTTGTAAGTACTCGATAAAGGCGAAAGCCCTATCATAAGTTCCACCATAGGTAGAGGTGATAGTCAAATCTACTGCACTCATAATGACTGAATCTCCAGTGATAACCTGAGCCTTTAATAAAGATGAATCTGTTGCAGCAACTCTCAAATCAATCAATGTAAAATTAGAATCGAATATTATACCGTGGGGATACGTATTCGTTCCCATCACAATAGGACTCACATCTACCACAATTCTAAATACGTGCCTAAACTGTCCTGGATTATTTCCCGGAACCGTTACACCTGGAATGAAAGCCTGACCGCTTAATAATTCTTCATCCAACAACCATCCAATTGTCCGAATGTTTACGGCATTTGAAATCTTTTTAAGTTGTTCTACTAGAAAAACTCTGGCATCTTCCCATTTCTCCGGAACGGTGTCATAGACAGGTACAAATGATTCGAATTGTTGAGAAGAAATAGGGGTCATGTCCAAATCCTATCGAATTGAAGGGCCCACGCTACATTATTAAATGTATTAGCTGCGGAAACGTTTTTAATTTGAAGTATATTCCCGAAAGCTTGTGCCAACAAAGAAGTAAGCGGACTGTTTCCCAATAGAGAATCAAAACGAAAGGCTAAAAAGGGAGTGCTCCAGCTAAAATAAGTTATCAAACGTGAATTAGTTAAGTCGGCTGTGTCTACCGCATATAATATTCCCAGAGCATAAGTTAAGCCTGTGAAATCTAAAACATTTGTGGTGGCTCCTGGCGCCAATACGATAGGAAGAAGTGGGGATTGAAAATGTGTGAGAGGAGTAGGAACCATATTCGATGGTCCACGAGAATAATTCAAGGCACCTAAATTGGTAGAGTCTGCAAAGGCATACATTTTAGGTTCATTGGCGCCCGTGATCGGAGGATCTCCTGTGGGCGGATCGGCTATATAGATCGGTGTAGTAATCTGGTTGTGTTTACCTGTATTTCCAGTGAGATCAGCGAAGGAATAGTGATCGACTCCAAAACTGGAATTGGAGACTTGAAAGTTCTGGAGAATTTGTCCTTGGCTCACGGAGAGATCATCGCCGGGCTGAGGAATATTTGGATTGTAAGTCATTTTTTTTCCTTATACATTTACGAGCAATCTACCTGCGGGGCGTATCCATAAAATTTGAGAATCTATTTGTACATCGGATTCCTGAGCTGCTCCAATTAATTGAGCAGCGGATAAAGTCCACACAAGGGTAATAAAATTTCCTCTCACCGGACAAAAAACTCTCTGCCAACTCTTTAAACTCTCAATGCCTCCCGTCTGGTAGGTATTAACATTAGTATTAAAAAACGCATCTGGTTGATTGGTTGAGAGATTAACATTCTGATAAAGTATATTGATGGGGGTGGAATCATTGTAATCTAATAAGACATAAAGAGATAAAGATCCTTCCACTGTGGTATCCATCAGGATGTCTACATACCCCATCTGTATATTTTCGCCTTGCTCCAAGAAGTTAAATTTCTTGCTAGTGATATTAAAACCATCTCTAACTTTTATCTGCCCTCCTCCCATGTAACTCGCGGGAGAATTGATCTGAGGAATCGTAAATGCTTGAGTAAATGAGGAATAGCTCCATAGTTGGAAATCATTTTCATCTATCGCCACCACCCCAAATATTTCTCCATTCAAAGACGCGAAAGGATCATCGGCGGGAATATCCACAATCTGGATTACTTGGCCCGTCCATAGATTATGATCCGGACTATAGATAGTGGTAGGAGTGGTAGTATTACCAGTAATATTTCCAATATATAGAGTCTCATCATTGGAAACTTTAGGTTGAAGATTAGAAGAGAGATACAGAACGTATCCTTGCTGATTACCACCTACGATTGACGGAAACTGAGCCGGAATATCCAGCCAGGGAAAATTCGCTTGAGACCATGGGAAATTACATTCATTCCACGAGCGGGCTACTTGCTTCTGAAATGTTCCTAGAGTCGTTAAAGAATCGGTGAAGATCGCCCAGGAATCATTCTCATAGTTATAGACTAATCTTCGATTCGGAAACTTTCCATAAGACGCATCCCCGGGATTAAAAACATAAGTCCAATATGCAAGCCGTTGCTGGAAATCCCGAATTCCATGCACGCGGAGAGTTCCTTCATTTTGGTTTTTGAATTCAAAGACAAGATCGGGAATTTTTATATCGATTCTCTGAGATTTAAAACTATCGCATTCAACGACGCCTTTATCACCGATTCCCACGAGGGAAGTATCGAATTGAACTGCACTAAATGTACTTTCGGATCCCAATTCGCTGTTTACTTTTTCGATCTGGAATGGAGCGATAGTACGACCAGTATAGCGAAGCTGCCAAGTAGACCGCTCACAGTAAATAACCAAGTTGTCTCGGACAAATCCAACCGAGACAATCGATTCAGAAGTTGGGATATCAAGATAACCTCCTTTTCCAGCAGCTACTCCGGTTCGATCATCTCTCCATGCATCCGGGTTCACCACTGAAACAATCGCGCTCACATCACTAAAGGGATTACCTATGGCCGCCCACCGAATTCTATTCGTGAACGCAATGGAGCCGCCAAGAGTCATACCTTCTAAGGTGTTAAAGGCTACCATTCGGCTGCGAAAAGGCAGCATCGCCAGACATTGTTGTAATCTATTCCCGGCCGCATCAATTTGAGGCGCGAAGTCAATCCACTGCGTCCCATTAGTATAGCGTATTGGATCGCCTAATATTCCTGAGAAGTTGGTGACCCAGAATATTTTTTGATTTCCGTCCCCCACCCAGTAATTTGTAGACCAAAAAAAATTATAATCGGTTCCAGTCCAGGTGGTTCCCGGAATGAATTCCTGCCATCCTACGAGATAAATATAAGCATAAGTAGTGTCGAACGCCACTAACTGTTGGACATTGATTGAGTTAAGCTCTCTAGAACGTAAACCCATTACAGGAAGGGAAGGAAAATAAGTAAAAGATTCTGTACTAGCAATTCCGGCCATTGCCCCCGTTATGACTACATCTCCATTTAAATAATTAATGGTTCCAGTCACTCCGCTAGGAGGAACAGTGGCTAAGGTTCCATTTCCTTGATCTATTAAAACGGTGGATCCCACGTTTATGGTCACACTTCCCACGTCAATTTGGGCGTTAGCCTCGGGAGTAATGGGAGGAGTGAGTATCGAATAGATATTGAATGACCATGGAGAGGCTCCTGAGGTTCCGATAGATTCATTAGTGAAAACTCTGGAAAGCCTGCCGAGAAGTTGTAATCCCTGTCGTCTTTTAATTCTCTCTCTCCATACAAACGCGTTCTCCAACACAGGATAAGCATCATCCGGCAGAATGAACTCTTGGCGAGACTGGACTAGCCCGACCTCTGGCTTACGAATGTAAAGAGGAGTATAAGCCATTTAATACCAGCTCCCCCATGATCCATAAAAGTTTCCTTGGCCTTGCATATTGCTCGAAAAGATTGTCGAGTTGCGTTGCCCTATCTCTTCGGTGGCCTGCCTTTCTAAAACTAGCCCCTCTTGTTCTTTGAATGCAGGAGTTAGATTAGAGACCCCTAACATATCTCCTCTATCTGTCAGAATATCTATGGCGGCCCCATAGGCGATGTATTTGACCCATTGATTAACAATAGGACTATTGCTCGTAAGGAGAAATTGAATAGGAGTCTGATAAGCTTCGATTTCTACTTTATGAACTAATCGGGGCATCGGTCGAATGGTAATTTCATTGTTCCAGAAAAGCATGGAATAGGGCCTGCCTGTTGTATACTGAGATACAAATAGATTCATTGTTTGACCGGACGCAGGAGTTACGCTCACAATCGAGAAATCGATCGCTACTGCCCCAGTCACGTAATTCACAGAACCTATATTGGTAGGGTTTATCAGGCCCGGATTACCCGTATTCCGGTTATACATTCCCGGAATTGCAGGATTAGTGGTCTGAGGAGGAACCGATACTTGTGGATTGGGATACTCGTATTGCAGATTTCCCATGCCATCATCAGCTACCAAAATGGGAGCGCCTGTAGTTGAAGAGCCGCCTAACGTGAAAGTAAGGGGATAAAAAGGAATGGCATTCACTGTAAATGAGAACGCTTGAGTTACTCCGTCTCCTGCAATTGGTTGAGAAATAGTCGGCCATTTAGGCCACATATAGAAAAATTGCTGTCTATCCTTAGCAAAAAACCCCTCTACCCCATCAACATACATCGGAGCCCGGAAGCCCTGCCAATAATTAATATCGACGGGATAGCGGTCAATATTAGGCGCCGTATAAAATGTGTACACGGCGCGCATTTGATCGGTCTTGATAGAGTTAGGAAAATTTTGATTAAAGAAATTATTAATATAAATCCCGATGTCACTATTCGGTAGAGAGGATTCACTGGAAGTTCCAGTAAGGCGCCTCACTTTAGTGGCTATGTAGGAATAGGATGCATCAGCTGGACTTACTGACATGAAGCCTCAATATTTTTTTCTATGAAGTAAACCATGACATTTTTTGCATACCCAAAGCACTTCCAAAGGCTTAGAATAATCTTCATGGTGTCCGTCCAAATTTTCTTCGATCCCACATCTTTCACACAAATTCGGTTTGGTAATTAACTTATATTCAATCGCATAATTTAGAAACTTTCTTGCTTTATATTTTTCAATATACTTCTCTTTAGAGAGTTTATAACTATTTTTCCATTTATCCGGATTTCCTTCTCGCCATTTAACTTGTCTCTCTAATTCTCTGTCTCTATTTCGATGGTATAAATTTCTTCTCTGCTCTGCGACCTTTTCTCTATTTTTCGCTAAATAGTTTTTTCTTTTTTCCCGATGATATTCCGGGGTTTTTTTATCCTTTCTAGCCTTTCTTAACTTATCGTTATATAATTCTTTATTTCTTTTGTTCTTACACTCACGACACGAAGAATGATATTTTCCCCTGCTCGTATGCCACGCGAAATTTTCTCTATTTTCTTCTTTTTCAACTTCACAACTCGAACATTTTCTCATAAAAACTCCTGTTACGCACCAGGAGTCTATACGTCGAAGAATTTAAAAGCTAGCGGGGACAAATCGGTGTTCCTGTTCTTCATATGAATCTTTAGCTAATGGATTTTCTCCATTCTCATCGCATTTTCCCTGTCTAGCTATACATTTTTTATTATTGACTTCATTAACCAGACCTTGGGGTACGTCATATACTTCCTCATGAAGAAATGTCCAAAATTGAATCGGCTCCCCCGCTCCCAAATTGTAGGGTCTAGCGAGGAATTCGTTTCTTCCATTCTTATTTAGATATCTAGCTTTGATTATTTTCCCATCTTCTTTCTTCTTCTTGATCGCTTTCTCTTTATTTTCGGGAGTCATGTGGCTAAATCCATCTCCTTGGACGCTATTGGCCACTTGTCTTGTCAATCCATGTTCTCTGCCGTTCGGAGCTACTCTAATCAATGTTGTCATCGTCAATTTCCTTGTTGTCCATTTAATGCGCGGAAAGGTTCCACGGTTATATTGTAAATATTGCGGCTACCCGCAGGGCTTAAACTGGCTGGTCTGCTAGGAGGGGGAAAGGATGGAGGAGGAATCACAAATGGATCAAAATTTGAAGCATCAATGTTTAGGGTAAAATTAGTGCCTGAAATGTTGGTGATCTCTCCTGTCAGCTCATTTGCCTGTACCATCCCATATTGAGGGGGAACAGTTAAGCAAACCAATTGCCCTAGGGCATATGTATTGTAAATCGAGTTTATAAAGCTCACTACCATGGGGTAAGTATTAGTGATAGCCGTGATTATTAAAGCTCCCGGAACAACTGGCGAAGGGGGGAGATAAATATTATTTGCCATAGCCTCCTAATTAAGAGGTGAGGGCCTAAACCCTCACCTTTTTCAATGCAACTACTATGCTTCGAACTTGTACGCTACCCAGTTAATCTGGTCTAGATTAGCTCCGCCCGCAGAAGCTGCCCCACCACCAATGATCATACATGGGGTGAAGTTAGCCGTTCTGAATGGCTGCAAGTTAAAGTCATAACCTGTAAATGTGTTAGTTACAGGATTATATTGCGTACTAGCCCCTGCTGGAGCAAATGTCGCAAACAGAGGGGCGGTTGGAGAGGCTGTGCTGGCTGGCCATGCAAAAGCGTTAAATGCGGATGAATTGATATTCAACGTCACATTATAAGCGCCTATGTTTCCTGTGGCCGCTACTGCGTTGACAGCTAAAATAGTCCCTGTCAATCCATTCATTTGATTCATTCCAAAACTGGAAGGAGGAACACTCAAACGAATTTCCATGCCTACGGAATAATAGAGGGACGGATCGACCGACGTTGAAACTACTGCTTGCGTAGCGTTGGAAATATTTGTCACATACATCATCTCAGGGTTTACAGCTAAAGGACTCAGAAGAGTATTTCCTACTCTACGTGTATTCCCCGCTGTTGCAGCCGCTGCGAATCCGTTAGAAGCCGTAGCAGGCAAGCCCAGTAGCGTGTATCCAGATCCAGAAACACTTGAAATTTCAAAATCCATACCCGCAATTTGAAGCATCCCAGGCGTATTGGAGAGACGAAGGATATCGCCATTGCTATAGGTATTTGTCTGAGAGACGACAGCTGGGTTAGCGGCCGTAATTGCTGTGATCGCATTTGTTGCCTGTGCTTCGACCATGGGCAGCGCGGTGAGATAGATAAATCCGTTAGATGCAGTGGCAGTCGAAAACTTGTCTTCTAGGACAGCATTGGACCCAGCGATTCGGTATCTAATCCCATCGTTGTAGGCGGATTGTCCTAATCCGAACTTCGGACCAAACCATTTTCCCCCGATGCAGACTGTTCCCGATCCACCAATTTGAGTAAAATTCCAAGTCTCGAACATATCGGCTGAGCTTGGCAAAGGAATTACTTGGCTAGCGCCAGTAGAGGTATACGAACCCCCTGTAATAATAGTAAAAGGCATATATACTCCTTATAGTCTTGTTGTAACGTTAAGACCAGAGATCCAGTTTTGATTGGTAATTGCTCGACCAATTGCAAACTTCGCGTAGAGTTGCGAGTTTTGCGCAACACTAGATACAACGTATGGAGGTCTATAACCTAAAATCGCTGTGTAATTATTTTGCTCAACCTTAGCCGCCGCCTCTAGGCCATACATTGGAATTGTATAGACGGTAGAGCCATTGGATGCAGCCCCCGGGATGAAGGCCGCTTTAGACGATACAAAGAATCGGAAACGTGAGATCGAGCAGTACTCTTCCGGTCTTAATCCGTCTTGAGCGGAATACGCATTTTTGAGTAGAACACCCTGAACGTTTTGAAGATCAGTTGTGATATCGGTGCTTGCAAGAGCAATGAACGCATCGCGTGTGGGACCTGTTGAGAATTTATCCTCAGCTTCGATCACTTCAAGCATTGTGCGAGCATCGTTTCCGAGCAAGATACGCTCGATGTTGTTCACATCTGCGCGAGATATTTCACTTGGTTGTAGGCCGTTAACGCCCCCAGTGGCGTTAATGTAGGATACACTCGACGCGTAAAGGTCACGCATAAGTAAATCTTCTTTTTCACGAAGCCACTGACCAAGTAAAGCCGTAAATTTCGTCAGAACTTTGTCATTCTCCCAGAGGACGACTTGCTCATTAACGACTACGGTCTTCGCATAAATTTCGACTTTAGCGTCGATATCGGTTCGGACGACAACTTCAGGAGCTGGGTCAATACCCGAACCATCTAGCTGACCGCCGTTGGTGGAGAGTCTTTCATAACGAGACATACGGATGTTTCTTCCGATATGAGCCTCAGCATAATGTAAGTCTGCTCCGAATGAGTGAATGAGGTTGAACATAGGCGTAGAGAGCAAGTCTTCAGAGAACTGAAGAGGAAGCTCGGGCGCCATGTTGTTGATATTGGTAATACCAGTTGACATAAGCTTGAACCTAAATTGAATTGTTTATTTCGTGTTTTTGGCGAAAAAACTAATCAGCCTAGGTTGGCGAAGCCTTATGTCAGCCGGAATGGATGAGGATTGCGAATCCTCTATTGCGCTAGCCCGAATCTATCAAATTAAAATATTTAGAGCAAAGAAGAATGTAAAACAGCATTACATTCCACACTCTTTGCACACTGGTTCCACACCTAGATGCGCCTTGAATGTATAAGGTCATTCCATCTAAAGTGGAAAAACTCCTAACCAAAAACGGACCTAGAGCGCTTATGCCCGCATTCATCGACTATTCAAATAAAAAAATTGGAAGAGTTAAAGTTTTATCTCTTAAAGAAAAAAAGTTAGGTGGAACGATTTGGTATTGCAAATGTGATTGCGGAAAAGATTTCTCATGCTGGAATGCTAATTTTAGAAGAGGAAATAAATTTGAATGCAAAGAATGCATATGGGAAAGGAAAAGAGGTCCCGACTTAACAGGAAAAATCTATGGAAGGTGGACAGTTTTAGGCCGCACTTTAGATATTCATAATAAGACGGTGTGGCATTGCAAATGTGAATGTGGGAATGAAGGATATGTTTCTCGATCAAATTTAGGAAAAAAAGGTAGAAGTCTGAGTTGCGGTTGCTGGGGCAGAAAGATGAAATCTAAATGGGCTAACCCAAGCCTTTATCCCAAAGCATCCGGCCTATCTACTACAAGATTCTACCATATGCGCACCCAATTGATTCATAAATGCTATAACGTAAAATGGCCTACCTATAATTTATACGGAGCTAAAGGAATTATCGTATGCGAATTGTGGAGAAATAGTGCCAAAGATATGTATGACTGGGCTATTGAAAATGGATGGAAAGAAAAAACGTGTATTGTTTTGAAAGAGGGAGCTAAAGTTTTCTCTCCGGACAATGTTTATCTCATTGATTATGAAGAATTAAGAGGAGAAATATCTAAAAATCATGGAGAGAAAATTACCTATAAGGGTGAAACTTTTTCTATAGTGGAATGGTCTCAGAAGTTGGGAATGAATCTAACTTCTTTAAGAAATCGTTTGATTGCATATCCTTCAATTGAAGAAGCTTTTGAAGCTCCTTATAGAAAAATGACTTTTTTTAACAATCCCGAGCTCAAAGAGAAAGCTTTGAAAATGTTTATGGAAGTGAGAAACTACAAAAATGTTGCAAAACATTTTGGAGTGACAGGAGCTGCTCTTCAATACCATGTTCGGCAGGCTGGGCTTGATCCAAAGTGGAATCGCTTAAATATAAAAGACGAAGAAATATTGAAGTATTTAGAAAATGGAAAAACCATTACAGAAATTGCAAAAATATTTAATACATCCTGGACCTGCATCAAGCATCGTTTAAATCGAATGAAGGGAATTCCGAAAAAAAGATATAAATCTTCTCTCTCTTCTTCTTAATCCGCTTCTCTATTCCTCCTCGGGTTCGGGATCACATTTCTCACACAGCTCGTAATAGTTATTTTCAAGATTGGGATGGGCAATAAGAGAACCAAAGCTAAAGGGAGGTACTACCCCACCACATAATAGACAGATTCCTGGATTAAGAATTATAACCTCATCAAGTTCTACTTCTTTCATGCGCCCCCACCGCGTATAACTTTTTGCATCCGACTCCAGTTATCTGTCTTACGCTTATCGTCTAAGGACTGTGGCGCTGTATCTCCCACTTGGGTCTTACCTGACACGCTCATGGCCTGGGGCTTCATAAAATTCTTTTCAGCCTTAGCTTGTTCCTTACGCGAATCGGGATTAGGCACAAAACGCTTAACAGCTTTATAAATCTTAGACCATTTGGAATAGCCATCTGGCATTTCCTTGTATGCTTCAGCCACTTCAGGATAGTGATATTCAAGGTAGTCAAGATTTTCGGAGTTACAAACTTGATGGAAATCTTTGAAGTCATTGGCTAGCCGTTGGGGAAATTCGGTTTGTTCTCTCTTTAAATTCTCTTCTTGATGCTTCCGGCGTTCTTTTTCTAAAGATTGGGAAACAAGACGTGCAATTCTCTCTTCCTCTGTCTCTTCAGAATATTCGTTTATTTGACGGTTATTTGATTCAGGCTTGTTAACTAGCGCTTCCATGGCTGCTTTAAGGGCAGAGACTTCAGCCTCTTTCTCATTCGCCC